GTCAGGCGGATGCCTGAAGAACACGCCGGAGGCAAGTGGTCGTTGCGGTATGAAAGCGCCCCCGGCCGGAGCGGGAACCTCGAAGTAGACATCAATTTCATGTTCCGCGTCCCATTATGGCCGGTGACGACCATCGACTCTCATCCCGTCGGGACTTGGCGGGCCATAGGGATTCCCGTGCTGGATCACCATGAACTGGCGGCCGGGAAGCTCGCGGCGTTGTTGGCGCGCCGACAGGCGCGGGACCTGTTCGACAGCCATCGGATTCTCCGAATGAACAACCTCGATTCCCAGCGCCTTCGCATAGGATTCGTGGTCTACGGCGCGATGAACAGGAAGGATTGGAGGACGGTCTCTGTGGACGATGTGGACTTCGACGCCATGGAATTGGCCAGGCAGTTGGTTCCCACGCTGCGCGTCAATGCGGCCGAGATCCAAGCGGACTTAGCTGAATACGGAGAACGTCTTGTAAGGGAATGCCGCGAAGGTCTATCCGCCGTGCTGCCTTTCACGGACCCCGAGCGGGCGTTCTTGGATTTATTGCTGGACCGAGGGATGATCGATCCCACGCTTTTGACCACCGACGAATCTCTTCAGCGACGCATACAATCCCAGCCGCTGCTCGAATGGAAAGCTCTCAATGTTCGACAGTACAAACTGAGAGGAGAATGAATATGGATCGGAATCAGCATTTCGGGATTTTATGGAGATTTCTCATTTGAGCAATTGTCGCTTTTTGAGCAGGCGGCGGATAATGCTCGAAACGACAAGAGTGAAAGGTTGACAAGGTCATGGACTCGATATGAAACAAGCACGGGGATAGGGCGGGACATCTTAGGCCCCACGGGACTTGCTCTTCTCGCTCAACAGGGCCTCCAGCAGGAAAAAGTAGTTATGCATATCGTTCATCTTCTCCGCCAATAACTCTGGTGCCGGCCTGCTGTCCCGGCACTGCAGGTCATCCACCATATCCAGGATCGACACGAGGTGCTTGGCCATCATACCCACCAGGGCCATCTCGGGCGTTACGCCCAGCACCTTCGCCGCCCGTTTGAAATTGTGCAGCTTGTCCTCGTTCCTCGAATACTCCATGCCCTTCCTCGTCATCACCTGACAGCATGAGCGGTACCTGGAATCCACCAGTCTCATAAAATCATCTTGGGTCATCGCTTTCCTCCAAGGAAAAAAATCTTTTTCTATCATCCTCAAACAAACATCCTTCATCACACCGTGACACGTGACACCCCTATAAATAGGGGGTGTCACGTACGTCACAATATCGTGACGAAAATATCGTGACAAAATGTCACGCTTGTCACTCTGCCGTGACGGGGACAGACCGTGACATTTGTCACGCATGTCACGCTTTGTCACATAACCAATAATACCCGTCGATCGTATCAATGACCCCTAGTGCGACCAATGAATTGCGTGCCCTGAAAAACGCCTGCCGTTTTGCTTCATCATTCCCGTCGGAGATCCCTTTTCGATAAGCCCATAATCGCCAGGAGGATTCAGCCAGCACTTTATCGGTCGGCAAGATGAGGCCGTCCATTTGCATTTTTATTGACTCCGGAGGACACTCTCCAAACTCTTTGATAGCTGCCATAAATGCATCCAAAGCGATTTTTGCCGCACCACGCGGTTTCTTCCCGTTTCCCTTGTCTTCCTTTTTTGTTATCTTTGCATCCGGATCATACACCGGGACCAGTGAAGTAACCGGATCACCATCGGCATTCACGTGCCCGGTATCGATAACCTCAAGGTTAAATACCATAGGCTTGAACGGTTCATCGTCCTTCTGACGCTCACATATAAGAAGATACTGTTTCTCCTCGGTTGTACGAACCACCTTGAACATCGTGTCGGTGGCTCCGGTCAGGGCGATGGCCCCTCGGGCTCCCCGAGTCTCATCCTTACCGGTATGATGAATAAGACAAATCGTTGCCTTGGTGGCTTCGTGCAGTTCCCCACAGGCATTCACTAACTTGCCCATGTCCAACGTGGAGTTCTCGTCGCCGAGCATGGACCTGGCAACTGTATCCAATATGATCACACCCGGCATAGCTGGCAGACTGCGAATCATAGCCAGCAGTTCTCCGAGCTGGCCGGGATTGTCGATCAGACAGGGCATCGGCAAAAGGGAAAAGTTGTCGATCCTCTCCATACCGTGATACTGCCGCCATGTCTCGATGCGCTTGAGGACCCCAGCTTGCCCTTCGGCGGCGAGATATAGCACCGACTTCTTTTTGGTGTCATGTCCATGCCATGGCAGGCCATGAGCGATCGATAACGCCATATCCAGCGCTGCAAACGATTTTCCGGAGGATGGTGCTCCATAGATCATCATCAATCCTGTTGACTCCGGAATGATCTTTTTGATGGTCCAGGACATTGAAAGTGTTTCGAGGAATGCCTCGTTCAGTGCTGTAGGCGAGGCAAGCACACGCCGGGCGAATTTGTTTTCCGGCGGAACAAGCTGCCGTTTAACTTCAGCCAGCCCCTTCTCTACGGCGATGTCGTTAAAATCCTTGCCGGCCTCCTCGGGGAGGACATACGGCAATCCGGTGGCCTGAGCACCCTTGAGGCCGGCCTCGCTTACATCGTTGTCGGCTGCGACAACTAAGCGCTTGGAGGTCCTGTATGCCTTCGCGGTATGCTGGAGGTTCCCTGCCGAGAAAGCTATTACGACCTCCGCGCCGGTGGCTTCATGGATGGAGGCTCCAGTGGCGTATCCTTCGACCAGGTATGCCGTATGTCCCTCTCCGGGGATGACATGGAAGTGACCTTTCAGCTCTCCGCCGGTCAGGAACCTTTTTCCGCCATGCGGATCGATGTATTCCAGGGAATGCAGCGTTCCTTCCGCATCGCGTACGGGGATCATCAGCCTTCCTTCTTCATCCTGGCGGATTCCATATGCTCGGACCTGCTTTTTCGCCAGGTAGGCATGACCGGGGGTTGGGGCTTTCGCCGCCTCCCAGCGTTTTGTGGCTTTCTCGCGGGCCTCCGCTCGGCGGACCTGCTCCGCTTGTTCGCGCAGGCGCCTTGCCTCGGCCATCCGGTTTTCGTACCGTTGTCTCTCCCGTTGCGTCATTTCGGAGACGTCCCTGGCGCTCCAGGTCAGCGTCGAAAGACCGCCGTCCTTCCATGACCCGGCGGCCCCGCCGGGAATGTCGTCGGGGAAGAAGACATACCAGTTTGATTTCCTGCCCCGCTTTTCCCCTGGCGCGTCGTATCTTTCGATCTGTCCGGTGGACTTGATGAACGGGCAACCGAGTCCCGCAGCGGCAATGGTGTTCTGGAATGCCTGCTCTGGGGGGACCGGTGAATAATCAGGCAGATCGTCATCCTGCCTTTTAGCGTTATTGAAATCGAAATCGTATACCTTAGTCATGCCAGCACCTGTCGTTCCACGCACACCATTTGCACTGGTAGAAATCGGCAGATGGATATTCCCGCGGTAACAATTCACCGGCCATGCAGGCCTGTATAATCCGGACAGCCCTGTCCGATGCGTCTTGAGCTACTGATTGATCGAAAGGAATATTTTCATGATACAGAGATGAATCGTTTTTGTTTACGCATGTCCAGAGGGCAGGGCCATCGGTAAGGTCCATGTAGGCCATGTAGATCTGAACCTGGACGTAGTAGATCCAATTCGCCTTCTTGACCCTATGTTTCTCAAATTCCCGCCATTTTTTTGCGTTTGCTGTTTTACATTCCCATAACCGCGGATACGGGCCGAACTCGTCCGGTCCGCCGACAATAACTCCATCGATGTGCCCGGATATTTTCCCGCCGGCGACAGAAAAACCAAATTGCCGGCCCTCTTTGTCCTTTACTCTCAGGTCAAATCCAGCCATGCGGATCCATTCCGAGGCCAGGTCTTCGACTACATGACCGATGGAGAATATCCGTAAGGTTCTTCCTTCGAATGGCCTGTCTCGTGGTGCATTGAAAAATTCATATTGCAGGGCTCTGGCACATTCTCCCCCCAGACGAGATCCGCCGAGGTAGGTCCTGGGCCGCTCGGGACTGCCGGTAAGAGCCTCGTCAATGAGGTGATTTATCCGATCTGATTGGTTTATTTGGTGATTAAAATCGAGCATATCCAGCTCTCCTCGTTGTTTGTGTATGCCCTGGAGGTGGCAGGTTTCGCAGAGGCAAGAGAGATCAGAATCTTTTTCCCGAAAAAACCGATATCTCTTGTGGTGCACCTGCAATTTTAACGTCGATCCGCATCGTTCGCATTTTCCTTGTTTTTCCCGGAACTCTTTCGATCTCTGACGCCAGTGTGCGGTTGCATAATAGTTAGAAAGGTTCATTGGGATCGTTAACGTACTTGCGCCACACTTCTTCACTGGCACCTAATTCCCGGAGCGTTTCAAAAATCGATTGTCCACACGGCTTCCAGTAATGAAACCGAGGATCTGCGTCGAATGGAATAACTAACGTCATATCCTGAATGTACGGGGGAGTGAACTTTGCCCCGGTTTCCGGAATTAGCGCCTCGATGCAGGCGCGGACAAGGACATCCACCTCGGTGCGAGAATAGTCGTTCACAGCTTTCCCGGTGAGTCCCGCTGATACGAGTGCTTCACCAAGTTTTTGATAATCAACCGGCACGGAACACCTCCTGTTCGATTGCTGATTTGTTCCAAAGAAAGTTCAGGAGGCACGAAGCCTCGTACTTTCTGAGATTGTAATCGTTTACATTCCATCCGGCCTTGTTGAGCAATTCCAACTGCGCGAATGACGGTTGATCCTTCAGCCACCGCTTGCTTTTCTGCGCGGCGTCTGTATCTTCATGCAACCGAAGAAAATCGTCAGCTTGCGCCAAGGCCGGAACTTTCGCGCCAACCGATAGCCGACGCATCTGTTGACCTTTTATTTTTCCCAGCGATATCCAATCCTCTTTGTTCGCTGACGCCACCACAACCCACGCATTGAATCCGCTGGCGACCATGACCTTCCCGCTGCCAAATAGGTCTGCCCATTTGAAAGGCGATTTTTTCAGCAGATCTACTTCCAACATGACAACATCGGAAAATTCCTTTTCTTTTCCGTCACCACCTTGCCTGGATGGGAATTCATAGCCACACGCAGGGCATTCTCTCGCCTGAATGGGGATTAAGGTATTACAGATCGGACATTCTTTTTTCGCTGTTTCCGTTCCTTCCACATCATCCAATCGGACACCCTGTTCCAGGTCGCCGTGGATATGGATGGATTCCCCGAAATCCAGGACAATGCAGTCCCGCTTTATCACCCCGGGATGTTCTTCCGGGTCCACGACCCGGAGTCCTCGGCCGATCATCTGCAGCATGGTGGACTTAAAGGAGCACGGCCGAAGGAGCACCACACATGAAACTGGCGGGCAATCGTATCCTTCGGTTAGTACCGCCACGTTACAGAGGACCTGCAGGTCTCCATACTCAAACCGCTGAAGTATCTCCGCTCGATTTGGCGTATCGCCGAAAATACAGTCCGTCTTTACCCCGTTCTCCTGAAACAGGGCGCATACCGCTTCCGCATGGCTGATCGTAGAGCAGAAGACTATCGTTTTGCGATCTCCCGCAATATTCTTCCATTCCCTGAACACCGCGGTATTTACCGGTACGGTGTTCATCAAAGTTTCAACCTCGTCCAGGTCGTATTCGCCCCCCGACGTTTTCCGTACTTTTTGGATTTCTTCAGCCAGCCCGGGAAGAGTGGCAATGAATGTCCGCGGTGGGACCAAGAATCCCAGATCCACCAGGTGCCGCATAGTGATCATGTCGCAGACATTGTCGAAGGTCGGCTTCAGACCACGTTTATCGCCTCGCGATGCTGTAGCGGTAAATCCTGCGATGAGAACATTGGGGTTTCGAACTCTGGCGGCATTGACGATGCGTTGGTATGTCTCAGACCTGGCGTGATGTGCTTCATCAATTACCAGAACGTCCAATGGCGGGATAATCTCCATGCCGCCATTACGTCCAAGTGTCTGAGCCATACCGAAGATAGTGTCTCCGGAGGGGTCTTTTGTGCCGAGACCATAAATGGAAGACGTCCTTACGGGGTTAATCCGGTGGAACTTCTCCCGGTTTTGCTCGACCAATTCTTCCCGGTGCTGCAGAATCATTTGCCGCCCGCCGAGGCGTGCAAGCAATGCTGACATCATGATAGTTTTTCCCGACCCGGTTGGGCTGATCCCTAAACTATTTCCATATTCGTTAAGAGCGTTAACCATTCTCTCAACAAATTCCTCTTGATATGGTCTCAGAAGCATTGCTTACCTCGCCCATGCCGGAATTGCTGACGGTGCCGGCTTTTGTGTCGGCGGTGGGGTGTATACAGGAGGCGCTTCTGTTTTCCCGTTTTCACCGGGGATAATGGTTTCTCCCGCCATTACCCGCTGATACATCTTGTGGTCAGAATTCAGAATGCGCTGGATTTTATTCTTATCGTCATATCCGTCCTTTCCTTTCTCAATGCCGATCTCGATGGCAAATTCCAGTTCGTTCAGGTCCGCCCAGGTGCTGATGATTCTTGCATGTCGGGCTTTGTCAGACCCATCTTTGGGATCGATGCCCCTGGCCGATTCCAGCATTCCGCGAAGCAGAGACCTTGTTATTGCCGCCGCTTTTTCGTGCCCCTCGGTCATGCCTCCGACACCGGCGTTTTGAAATATCTTGCGTTTGGCGTATGGAGCGGATGAAATCGTCAGTTCCATATTGAGATATTCAAATCCTGAGGCTGATTTGGTTAACCATCCACCATCACCATGGCCTCCAGGTCTAATGGCACAAATGACTCTCGCATATGTTTTGGCTGGAAGTAGATCTCCAGTCTGTTGCTCCGGCGCCGTATTGAAATCGAAAAAATTACTCATTGTTGTCCTCCTTTATGTGTGTCTGGAATTTTCGTTCGGGTTTCGGTCCGTTAATTTTCGCCATAAGACGGCCAAGGTGTGGTTCTTCAATCATATCAAGCCTTCCGCTGCGGTCTTTTGCCGGATAGTTCCAGGGATTGACTTGATGTGTCACGAATGCACGATAGGGATTGCCGGAATCGTCTTTCAGCGCGACCATACTGATGATTTCGTCGAAGATGCCCGGCAATTCGTTCCCTGCTTTAGTGCCTTCGATTTGCGGCACCCAAAGGGCACGGCCATAATCATCTTCTTTCCGGTCAAGCCCGCCGACAACCCATACATTCTTGTCTTTGCAATATTGAATTTGGGTAAGCCACTGAACTAATTCACGACCGACCAGTCCATAAGCCCCGCGATTGTCTTGCTTGCCTGTCTTTTCTGAGAACGCTTCCGGCTGGCCGGTTGCCCATTGCCAGCAGAGACGCGATGCAACCGAAATGGAATCCCAAAATATGGTGTCGTACTTCTGGAGAAATGACGGATCTGTTTCCCCGACTATAAATTCATAATGGGCCTGACTATACGGCTGTTCCGACCGTTTAGAGGGATTGGGTCCTGTGATAAGGCAGGCCATGTTGATCGCTTCTTCCCATGTTTTGATCTTGATCTGATCCACCGGACAATCCTGTACGGCCAGGTCACCACCCTCAAGGTCGAAGAAGAGCGTTTTACTTGGATCCAGGCTCCACAATAGAGATGTTTTCCCGATACCATGGGGTCCAAATATCGCCCCTTTAATTCGCTTTTTCTCAGCCAATCGCTGATCTGCGGTTATGATTTTCATGCTTCTACCTCCAGTTTTGGTTTTCCCTGGTGAGGATACGCCGCACCTTAAATGCGTTTTCGCCGAATTCCCGGGTGAGAAAGCCGGTGAAGATGCGGGCGATGGCGCGGCCGACATCGGTCGCCGCATCCACGACGCAGGAGTGCTTTTGTGGATCCAGGCGGAAGGACGCGTCCAGCCGAACGAGGGACCGGCCGTGAAGGCTTTCGGCGGCGACCACCGCAAGGAGTAGGGACTCCTCAACGTCCCTGATGGGGACCTTGGAGTCGAAGTTATATCGGTAAAGTTCTCGGTTCATGGTTATTCCTCCATTGCGTTCAGTACGTTTCGGTTAATACTTACCGGAAGTGGACCCGAACCGCCGGACGCTCAGAGGTAGTCCCTCAGGCCGGCGTCATTGAAAAAGGCACGCAGCTTTTTGATGGATTCGTAGATGGTCCCGCGGGGTATGCCGGTGTCGTGGGAGAGCTCGGTTATTGTGTTGACGTTGAGACGCCGGCACAGCTCACGCAGCTCAGGGGAAAGGTTTTTGATCGCCTGACGGACATCGAGGGAGAGATCATGCAGCTCGGAGACGGGGCGTGAAAGTCCGGCCGTCAGGCGAAGATAATCCTCCTGGTCGATGGTTTCCATGCGCTCGACCGAGCCGCCTTCCTCGTCTTCGAGGCGTTCGTTAAGAGAGCAATTGCATAGGCGGTAATCCCGTAGTCCTGCCTTCCGCGCCTCGATGATGGTGGCAATCTTATGTTCCACCACGCGGGCGATGAAGGTATTGCGCTGAGCGCGGTCGGGGTTGTATTTGGGCAGGCGTTGGAGCAGGTCCAGGATCATTTCCTGCTCCAGATCCTCGCGGTCGGAGTCGGTCAAACCAACACGTCCAACCAGTTGTTTTGCCTTGAATTTGATGATCTGAACGGCATACTCGTCAATTCCTTCACAGTGATTGATACTACCCATCTGAGCCTCCTCGGGGCCGAGGAGGAGCTCGTGCGGGTGTCAACCTGTGCCGGAATGAACGCTCTACAGAAAAAAAGCGGAGGCATTGCGAGTACGCCGGTATCGGCGACACCCACAACGACCTCCGCTCTGCGGCCAGTCTGTTGTCTGATGTTGAAACGTATTCTATTACCGGGTCTGAATCAGACCCGAACCTCGTCCGTTACGGTCATGCGGACGGGCAATCCATTGTCTATAATGAGTTCCTGAATCGAGAGAGAGCTCTCCCGATCAAAGACCTCGAACAGCTCCGCCACCTTCTTTTTCAGGGAGAAACCGTCGCTGCCGCGGGATTCGTTCGGGCCGTTGTCCTTGCCGAACAGGAAAAGCCGCAGCACGGTGGGCGGGGGATCGAAGACGGGCTCACCGTCCCGGACATGAAGTTTCTCGATCCGCCCGTAGTTGATCTCCTGCATCAGCTCGACCAGGCGTTTCCTGGCAGGAGTCAGGGCCGCCTTTGTCACGACATCCGTCAT